CGCCAAAGTGTTCAAATCCTCACGGAACTGAGCCCCTTCCTCGCGCAGGACGACGAGCGCGGCGTCACGCTCAATCCTGACGGCGCCGATCGCCTCTTCTTCCCGTGTCCCGAGGGAGGCCGTAAGCGCAGCTTTCAGATCCGCCGCGTGTAAATCCAGCCCTTCCGTCTTCTGTTCCATGTGGGCATCAAGGGCCGTCATGGCCTGATCTTTCGCCGTACTGACTGCCGTGGAGGCCTCGCCGCCAAGCCGTTGCGTTTCAGCCTCCACCCGTCCAATCACCTCGGATTCAAAACCCGCCACGGCGGTTTTCGTGCGCCGCACGAGCCCCGTTGCGTCCTCCGCCGCACGTTTCGCCGCATTGGCGTTGGATAGGGCTTGGCTTACCGCCGCCGTGGCCGTTTGCGCCGAGACGTCGACCTGAACCGCTGCGGCCTGCGCCCGGTTTGCCGCTTCCTGCGACTTGTCCCGTGCGGTTTCAGCCTGCGTGACGTATCCGGCCATTTCAGTGCTTACGACCTGCCCCGCCCCCCGGCGTTCGGAGGGCTCCAATTCGCAGATCTGATGTAGGTTGCAGTCGGAGTTCGGCACCGTGGCGTAGACCGAGAACGTCTTGCCCGCCGGGGTGACGATCCTGAAGCGGTACTCGCTGCCTTCGCTGCCAAGCTCATTGGGGAAAACCGCGACCACGGCGCGGCCTCTTTCGTCCGTCCGTCCCGTATATTCGTCCGCGACGACATATCCGTTGTAGCGTTCGACCGCCGTCAACTTGGCTAAAACCAGCGCGTCCCGGACCGGGGAACCGTCCTGTTCGTGCACGGCGACGGTGACATTGACTGTAGGGATCATGCGCCCTCGCTAGAGAAAACTGTTCTTCAGAGGATAGATAGGCGACTTCCGGCACGCGTTGAGCGCGGCGTGCGCCGCCTGCCCGATGCCCCGCTCAAATTCCTGCTGGTGATACAACGCCACCTGCGCCTCGAACCATTCCCGTCCGTGCATGGACTTCAAAAGCCAGCGCGCACCGTGCCGGATAACCGTGCCCCAATGGTCATAGAGGCCATCGTCAATGCATGTCGCCTTTGTGGTCGGGACAAGCGAAACCACGGCCCGGAGCAGGCCGCCGTCGACCGGAACGTCCGCAAGCGTCACCGTTCCATCGGGAACAGTGCTGAACCGCCCGGTAAAGAGCTGCTCTCGTTGCGTGTAGAGGTAGGCCACGTCCACCACGGACGTTTCGCGCGGAAGTTCAAGTTCCACTTGAGCTATGCCAGGAATCAGCGTCCCCTCCACGTCCACGCGCCAGACCTTGCTGCGGCGGCACAGCGTCCGTGCCGCATCGAGCATGGCCTTTTTCAAAACGTCCGCCGGGGCGTTCTGGGCTTCCGGCAGGATGTCGGCGATCACATCGTCAAGCCTGGGCATCGTTGACGCCTCCCTGTCTGATGGGGAAAGCAAGGTCCGTTTGCAGCTTCACGCCGAGGCTCTGGGCGAATGCCTGAAGAAATGCCTGCGCCTTGGCAAAATTCGATTCCGAATGATCGCCCGCCAGCACGTCGAACAACATCCAGAGATACGCGGCATTGGCGAACGACTCGGGCAAAGGGAACCTATCCGAGGGCGTGGCGGCCCGCACGGGCTCGGCGGAATAGACGGCTTCGATCCATACGTCCCTCCCGGATTCGACGCCGGGGTACACCCAGAACGCTTCCCGGTTGTCGAGCGGGCTGTAGGCCCAGTTCTCGACCCTGCCCCCCGCTTTCCCCCATGCGGCCGCAGTCCGCAGGGCATCCAGCTCCACCCGGAAAACCGGGCGTCCCGGCGTATTGCCGTCAGGATCGAAGTTCTGGATCACGTTGATCAGCGATACGGCGTTCCGGCTGGTCATATGGATGTCCGCGCGCGGAATCCGCTGCATCATGCCGGGCTCCAGCCGCATGGGCTCCGTCAGGGCCGTGGCGTCCGGGCGCTGCGTCACGATTTCCCGGACGGCGGCGTTCAGGGAGTCCATCAGCGAATACGCGCCGGACGCGGATTCCCACGGCCAGCGCCGGGCATCGGCGTCCTCGTCCTGCAATTTGCCGGACACGCTGCGGAGGATCTCGCTGCACAGCATGGCTATGCGTCCTTCCCTGCGGCTTCGGATGCGCCCTTCTTCCGGCGGCGCGACCTCTCCTCCACAGGAGGCGCGGAAGGCGGAACGGAAGGCTGGTCAGCCTGCTCTCCCTCGGCGGCCGGGCCTGATCGAAGGGGCGTTTCCACAAGGCCGTTCTCCGGGCCGTCAACCCGCTCAAACAGACGTCCATTCCCTTCCAGCAACGTGACTCCGTCCCTGTCGTCTACTTCGAAGACGGCCCCCGGGCTTGCCGCGTACGGGCCTCCGTGCAGCCAAGGCATCGTGAGTTCCAGACAGTGGGAACCAAGCATTTTCAACAACATGGCATATCCTTGGGGGCCGGAATCCAATCCGGCCCCCGGTCTGGGGTTAGGCGGCGGGGAAAACGTCGGCCTCGTCCGTCAGGCAGCCCTCCACCATCTTGTACAAGACGTGGGCGGTGATGGCCTTGGCGGTCGTCTGCGTGGCCGGGACAGTGACGGTCAGCACGGCTTCGTCGGCGTAGACATGGTTATGGGCGGTCGTGGAGCCTTCGCTCAGAGCACTGTGGGCACCGGCGGACGACAAATCCAGCGCGGCGAAATAGCGGTCGGGATCGTCTTTGTCGCCCACAGAGACGCTGGTGCAGGCGTCGAGCGCCTCATTTACCACCCGGACATCGAGCACCATCGCTCCCTTGGGGATCGGAACCAGTTCCACCACGTCGCCGGCGGTGAACTGGGCCTTCATCTGCCCGGATCGGCACAGCACGCAGCCGGGCTGCGCCGTGCCGAGGAACATCAAGCCGCTTTTCACGGCGTCGCTTTTGAAAGTCGCCATAGCCCCTCCTACACGTTCGGATCAGCGCAGGCGGTATCCACCGCGATCACGCTGAAGTCCTTATTGTCGTACCGGGACTTCTTCACGCCGAAGATGGCCCCCGCAGTAATGGCGAGCGCGTTGCCGCGGTCGTCCTTTTCCTCGTTCCACGTATAGCGGCCCTGCCCGGACGCTCCGCCCCATGCGGCAAGCCCGGCCTGAGCGCCGAGGAACAGCGCGCGGGCCGCGCCCACGTTGCCGGAGGCCCCATAGTCATTGAAGCGGATCACGTTGCGGTGCTTGTGCAGGATGACGTCGGCATACTCGCCGAGCGCGTTCTTGTAGACGCGGTTGCCGTCTCCACGGACGCCCGCCGCCTTCTGGATGTCCAGCCAGTCGTTCTGGGAGACGGACGTGCGCAGGCTGAACGCCTGGAACGTGTGCATGAGCAGGACGTGCTTGCGTTCGCCCTCCACGGTGATGGGCTGCATCATGGGATCGAGGGTTTCGGCCTTGGCAACCAGCTTTTCCACGATGCCGAGCGACATCTTGTCGTTCGCCGTGAGGTCGGCCTTGCCGGTGGCCGAACCGCCGTACACCATGTGTTCGGCGTCGGGCGCCTGAAGCGGGTTGTTGGCGCGGCCCTTGAAGGACAGCGGCGAAATGAAGTCGGCATTGATGCCGCGAGCCCCGGAAAGGTACATCATGAACTGTTCGTCGTAGTACTCGGACCACCACGTCGCGAGCGCGTCGCGCCCTTCCTTACGCAGGTTGTACGGCACGCGCTGCTCGGACATCTTGCCCTTGGACTTCGTGCCCTTGCGCTTCTGGTCGATGAACAGCGAATCGCTGAAGAAGGTGAGCGCCTCTTCCGCGCTCGTGCCTTCAATGAGGTTGTCGCCTTCCACACCGTCCTCACGCAGCTTCATGCGCAGGCCCACGGTGATCTTTTCACCGGCCTGCTTCTGGAGCTCCGTCTTCACGACGATGAGCGCGGACTCGCCCGTGCCCATGAACTTGCTGAAATACTGCCGTTTGCCGGACTCCACGGCGAGGCTGTTGGACCAGACCTGTACCGCAAGCGGATGATTGAGCGGAAACTCGGTTCCTGCCATTCATGTTCTCCTAAAGTTCCCCGCGCAGCAGGCGTTCCTGCTGTTCGGGGGAAAGTCGGGCGAACTCGTCTTCCGTGGCCGGGATGTTCCCGACCGGGGTGTCCCCGTGGCCGGGGGCATCCCCGAGTTCGCGGAAGACGGCCTGTTCGCCGTTGATTTTCTGCATCACCTTCTTGGTGACTTCGGCCTCAATGGATTCCCGGATGCGTTCCGGGCTGGAAGCGGCGGCGAGGGTATGGGCATCCTTGAACAGCCCCACGACCTCCAACGCCCGCCCGCCGAGATACGCCTGCCCCCCCCTGCCGGGATCGATGACAATCGTGTTCGGCGAGGTCAGCAGGGTGATCGTGTCGGGAGTCAGCCCCGCCTCGTTTTGCAGGTAGCCGATGAGCTCTTTGGCCTGCTGTCCGTTGAGCCCGCCCTCGAACATCGCATCCATTTCGCGGACGCAGGTGCCGAGGAAGGCCGCGTCGGCGGAACCGGACTCACGGCGTTTCTGCTCGGCAAGCTCGCGTTCGACGTACAGGGTCTTCGCCAATACGATAGCGTCTTCCTCACCGTAGGTGTCGAGCTTGTCGCGGAGAAGCTCGCCGTCTCGGGAGTCCTCAAAAACCAGCGCGGCATACTGCGGATTCTGTTCCGCGAACCGCCGGGCCGCTTCGGAGGCATCCTTGGGCGCTTCCGGCATCTCCCGTTGCTCATGGGTGGCCTTCCTTGCCGCGAGTTCCTGCTCAAGCTGCTCCACGCGCTGCTGCGCTTCCTTGCGCTTCGTGCGCTCCTCGGACAGCGCGGCGTGCGGCACGAACCCCTTGGGCGGCTTTGCCCCGTCTGCGGATGTATCTTCGCCGGGGGAGGTATCCCCGCCCGTCGGTTCGTCTCCGGGCTTCGTTTCCGGTTTCGGCTCTTTCGGAGCGGGCGTCTCCGTCCGGTCTTGCCCGTGAGCCTCGCCATCCGGCGTTTCGCCGCGAAGTTCCGCTTCGCTGACCGCCTCGTCGAAAAAGTCCAGTTCGTCATGCCCGGCCTGTTCCGGCGCGGGCTTGGGCGCGGGTTCCGCCGGGGATACGGCCTGCTGAACCGGGGCTTCCTGCGATGCTTCCATCATTCCTTCTTCCATGTTCCTCTCCGTTTTACGCCTGAGCGGGCGAGTGGTTTGGTGCATCCATGACGGCGGATGCGTCCGAAAGACTCTGGGCCGGGGAACTGTCCGTGCGGCCCGTGTCGTTTGTGTCGGGAGTGCCCCACCGGATGCGGTCGTAGCCGTTCCGGTAGGCATCCATTGCGCCGGGGCGGTCCCGCCTGTTCCAGAACCGGGGGTCACGCCCGGAAGGACAGGGGCGGTGCCCACGGCACCATGCCTCCGCCTTGCGGTCGAATGCCGCTTCCTGCGCCGGGGTCATGGCCCCGCAATCAATAGGTCTGTCCCTACGGCATAGGG